CGGGCGCGGCTGTTCCGCATGGCGTTGGGCAAGTTGTATCGTCAGGCGTGGGCGTTGTATGTGCAGTACGACAGCAAGAGTCTGAGGTATCGGTTTGCGGAGGATTCGTTGGAGGCGGATCCGGTGGCGTTGCATGACCAGTATGAGTTGGAGCCGAAGGGTGGGATGGACATGGTGAGTCGTCAGGTGATGGTGCAGCAGGCCATCAACCGGAAGCAGTTGTTCATGAACTCGCCTTGGGTGGATCAGGTGGAGTTGGACAAGAGCATCATGGAGTTGGACGACCCGAGTCTGGTGAAGCGGTTGTTGAGGGATCCGGGGCAGAAGCAGGTGGATGAGTTGGAGGACGAGGCGAAGACGATCCCGACGCTCTTGGTGGGTGTGCCTGTGCCTGCGAAGCCTGGTCAGAACTATGCGGGGAGGATCGGGGTGTTGATGCAGTATCTGAATGGGGCGATGCAGCAGGGTCAGGTGTTGAGTCCTGTGGCGAAGAATGCGTTCATGAGCCGGCTGGACAGTCTGCTCCAGGCTTACGAGCAGGTGGCGACGAATGAGGCGCGGAAGCTGCGGAAGGAGATCCAGAAGTTCTTTGAGAGTACGGGGATGCTCGCGGCCCAGCAGGCCCCGATGCCCGCTCCTGCTATTGCTCCCCAATGACCTGTAACGATTGTCGATACCGTGCTGTGGATGGAACCTGCCGGAGGTATCCGCCCAGCAGCAGACCCACTTGTTGGCCCACTGTCCATGCGATGGATTGGTGCGGCGAGTTCCAGCCTATGAATCCAACCCCGCCTCCGCCACCGCCGCCGGTCGTTCATATCAAGATGCCTGAGCCTGTGGTGACCACCTCGGTTTCTGTGATGCAGCAGCTTGAGGAGGGGGTTCCGCCGAAGGTGCGGTTCCAGAAGGCCAGGAGCAATGGGACATTGAAGGAGATACAGGAATCGCCGCTATTTGGAGAATGAGATATGGCTGAGTATCAGGGCAAGAAGGTCACGCTGAACAAGCCGTTCTACACGCCGGGTGAGGCGAAGAAGAAGGCTGTGTATGTCCGCAATCCGAAGGGGACTGTGATCAAGGTCCGGTTCGGTGATCCGAAGATGGAGATCAAGAAGGATGACCCGGAGCGGCGGAAGAACTTTCGTGCGCGGCACAACTGCGACACGGCGACGGACAAGACCACGCCGAGGCACTGGTCGTGCAAGGCATGGTAAGAACATAACCACATGAAGAAGAAACCTACGAAGTTCAGCAAGTTGGCCACGCAGCTCAAGAAGGAGGGCGCGGATGATCCGAAGGCTCTGGCGGCATGGATCGGGCGCAAGAAGCTCGGGGCTGCGGAGTTCATGCGCCGTGCGGCTGCCGGCCGGAAGAAGGACTGATGATCACATTCATTGGCCGACTCCGTGCGGCATGGACTTTTGCGCGTCACCAGCGTTGGGTTGATCCGTTGCCATGGCGCAAGGATGACGCGATCGCGCTCAACAATTTCTTCAAGAGCGATACCGGCAAACGGTTCAAGGACGCTCTACTGAACACGGTCCTGATGCAGAACGCTTCTGCGATTACGGACCGAAACCATTTGCAATACTCGGCAGGGTTTGCAATGGGTCAGGCCAGTCTTGTGAAGGTCATCGAAGTGATGGCCGATCAGGAATCAATTACGGGGCAGGATGATGATCCTGATTCTGCCACGAACCAATAGGATCAAGTTGCGGTTGCTGTGTCTGTGCGGACCGGCAAACGAGTAAAAGCACAATATGTCAGAAGAGAATCAGAGTGGGGCGATGGATGCCAATGCGATGCTCGCGCTGGCCAACGACTTCGACTCCGGTGTCGACATCGACAATCGGGCAAAGGAGCAGCCGGAAACCAAACAGGAGGTTGCTCCAGCCGAGAAGGAAGCCACAGAAGTGGAGTCCGCCGGGAAAGAGGTTGAGAACACGGCCAAGAGCGAGAGTAAGCAGGAGCAGAAGCCGCCCGCTGAGCAGAAGCGGGATTCCAAGTTTGCCCAGGAGCAACAGCGAAAGGCCAAGACTTGGGAGCAGATCAACGCCGAGAAGGAGGCCATCAAGGCTGAGCGCGAGGCGGTGAAACGGGAGCGGGAGGAATGGCAGAAGCAGCGGGAGCAATCCCAGAGTGCGGAAGCCAATTCCTATCGGGATGACAAGGGCTACACGGCGGAGGACTACGAGGCTGCGGCCAAGGAGTTCGATGCTGATGGCGATACCCAGTTGGCCAAGGCAGCGCGAGCCAAGGCCGAGGGGGTTCGCAAGTCCGCGTCCCAGCAGGCGCAGAAGGTCCAGCAGGAGCGCATGGCAAAGCAGTGGGCTGACAACTACAATCGATTGGCCGACAAGGAGCCGTGGTTGAAGGATCAGTCGAGTGCCGAGTACAAGCGGACTGTTGAGATCATCCAGCGTGTGCCGTTCCTCGCGGGGATGCCGGATGGACTTGTCCATGCGGTTGAACTGATGAAGCTGCAAAATACCGCTGGCAAAGCTCAGTCGCTTGAGAGCGAGAACAAAGCTCTCAAGGAACAGTTGGAAAAGCTCCAGCAGAAGACCGCCATTGGGAAGAGCATTCCGGCAGGACAACTCAAGGCCGAGGAGAAGGATTTCTCTCGGCTGTCCCTCAAGGAGCAGAGGGAGGCACTCATGCGAGCGTCACGAGAGTTCGACCGGGAAGCAGCCTAAGGCACAACCACAACTGAAATATGCCAGTCACGACATCAACCACGCTTACTAACCAGTTCCAGAACTACTTCAGCAAGGAGCTGCTCAGCATCGTCACTCAGGAGACGATCCTCGATCAGTTCGGCATGAAGGCCCCGATCCCCAAGAACAATGGTAACAAGGCCATCTCGATGTTCCGTTTCGGAGCCCCGAGCATCGCCAGTGTTCAGACCATTGCTTCTGAGGGTGCTGCCATCAGCTCCGCGAACTACCGCGCTCTCGCGCTGAACAAGCTCGACAAGAGCCTCGCGCAGTACGGTCAGGTCATCGGCCTCACGGACATCCTCCGCGCCACCGACCTGTTCAACAGCTTGCAGCAGGCCACCAAGACCAGCGGTCTGGACATGGCCCTCTGGGTTGACTCGGTGATCCGCAACACGCTGATCGGTTCCAACCTCACGGCCAGCGGTTCGTCCATCGGTTCCGCTGCCGAGGGTGGTGGCACGTTCGACAACTCGGACGCCTGTAACACCGCTGCCGCTTCCGGTGGCATCAAGGTGTACGGCAACCCGGCCACGCTGACCACGCAGACCTTCTCTGCGCTGAACAGCGACACGACCGCTGCCAACACCACGATGACCGCCTCGGCTGTCCTCGATTCCATGACCCGGCTGAAGCGCAATCGCGCCCCGCTGATCAATGGCGGCTACGTCCTCGCCACCGATCCCCGCGTTGCCCGCGACCTGATGCGCGACAGCGATTGGTTGAACGCCTCCAACTACGGCAACAAGGGCACCCCGTTCTACAAGGGCGAGGTTGGCTCCATCTACGGCTGTCGCGTCGTCACCCAGACCAACTCGTTCGTCAGCACCGGCTCCGGTACCGCTGGCGATGAGTTCGTCTATCAGGCCACCCCTGCCGGTGGCGGTCTGGCGGTCAGCAAGGACATCATCGCTTCGTTCTTCTTCGGCAACGAGGCGTTCGGTATCCCTGCTCTGACGGGTGATGATCCGCTCTCCCCGAAGATCGTGATCACCGATACCCCGGACAAGAGCGACCCGCTGAACCAGCTCGTCACGGTCGGCGTGAAGCTCTACTTCGCTGCCCTCCGTCTGGCCGCTGGTAACACCGGTTCCACCGGCAACCCGACCTGGTACCTGGTGCATCGCACGAAGACCTCGACCACGCTGTAATGAAACCCAAGACGGCCACCATCATGGTGATCGCCGTCAGCCCAAAGGGGCATCATCGAGCAATCGGTGGTGCCCCTTCTCATTCCGCTTGCGGATGCGAAGAGGCTGACAACAATGCGCCCATGATTTCGATTCCTATCGAGGCTCTCTCCACCGACATGGAGGATGGCGAACAGGCCATGCCCGAGGTCGGTGATGAGGTTGTTCTAGATGATGTTCGCGGTGTACTGAAGAAGCTCGACAACGGAGAAGCCTACATCGAGATCCGTAGCGTCAACGGCATGCCCGCCGAGTACGAGTCCAAGGAGGACAAGAAAGAGATGGCCGGCCCCATGGACAAAGAAGGCATGCGTAAGATGGCCGAGGAATACGACAGCGAGATGGAGGGCTAAGATGCCGATCTACACCTTCGAGAACAAAGGCCGGTCCATCGAGCATATCGCTCCGATGGGAACCGATTCCATTGTGATCAAAGGGGAACGCTGGACGAGGCAGCCGGTGGCCCGCTTCGGGGTCACCGGTTTTGCCCGCGAGGCCGAACTCAAGGATCATGTGAAGCGCGGGTTCAGTCGCATGGAAGACCGTCAGGGCTCGCGCTTCGAGAGTACTTTCACCAAGAATCAGATTCGGAAGATTTGGGACATATGAGCGACGTATCAAACCAAGCCATTCAGTATTCGATGGGAGTCGCCGGTGGCCGACTCGTGCAGGACACGGCCAGCTACACCGGTCCGTTCGTTGCGCTGACGTTCCTGGCTCCGACCGTGATCTCCAGCATCAGCGGGGCGAACATCGTGGGAACCTTCTCGACCGTGACAATCCCGGCAGGCGTGACGATTCAAGCCCCGATCAACAGCTTCCAGCTTTCCAGCGGTGTGGTGTGGGCCACGAATGGCGTGATCCAGTCCTGATGACCTGTGACTACCCTGGCTCTAGGAACTCGGTTGGCATCGGCGGGTGGCGGAAACGTCATTCCGGTTGATCCTCCGATCCTGCGCCGGGACCTGTTGCAGGAGGACGATTTCTTCGTCCTGTTGGAAGACGCGAGCAAGATCGTTCTCAGTCTTGGAACATATGATCGAATTGCCACTGAGCAGGGCACTGATCTGCTCCTCACCGAAGATTCAAGCAAGTTCATTCTAACCGTTTACTGATATGCCCGACACGAAGATCACAGCACTTACGGCACTGACTGCGGCTGATCCCGCGAATGATGTGCTTCCGATTGTCGATGTGAGTGACACGACAATGGCGGCTTCTGGTACTACCAAGAAGATCAGCATCAACAATGTTCTCGGTTGTTCCGGCACCGCCACGCTGGCCTCCGCCACCATCACCGGCGACCTGACGGTGGATACCAGCACTCTGAAGGTGGACAGCGCGAACAATCGGGTGGGTGTTGGGACGGCGAGTCCGACTAGGGCGCTTTCTGTTGTCGGATCTGCTGTTGCTACCTACGCAAACATCAACAGCGGTGACAACACTTCGCTGGTTGGTCTTCTGCTTGGTGGAACCAGCACTCCGTCGGCTGGTCAGGTGATTTACGACAACACCGCTAACTCGCTGGCTTTCTTTACATCTGGTGCGACCCAGATGACCCTCAACTCCACCGGCTTGGGCGTGGGGGCCAGCCCCAACATTTCAGCCTCTGGGAAAGCTCTCACAATTTCTGGAGCATTTACTCGTTCTCGTCTGGAATTGCAGAACACCGACGGTGGAACTGCTGGTGTGACTTGCGGCACAATTTCATGGTTCAACGGGTCCAATGCCATCGCTGACATCACAGGTGCCACGAACTCAGGTTCTGCAACGCTTGGTTCGCTCGCGTTCTCTACTGGTGGTTCGCCCCGACTCACCATCGACTCCACCGGCAACGTCGGCATCGGGGTTACGCCGAGTACTGTTTGGACCGCCAACGGAAATCTACAAGTCGGGGTTCATGCCGCTTTGTACACAAATGCCAGTCTTGGCGCGACTGATTTTGCGTACAACAGCATCAGAACCGGATCAGATACCTATCAATATTCGTTTGCAACGTCGTTGGCTGCCAGCCGTTTGCAGCAACGCGATGGTTCATTCCGTTTTTTCACTGCTCCTGCTGGCACTTCGCCGAATGCCATCACCTTCATCGAGCGACTGAGACTCAAAGAAACCGGACAGCTTCGCTTCGTACCTCTCGCTGCCGATCCTGCCGGTGCTGAAGCTGGTGATGTTTACTACAACAGCAGCAGCAACAAGCTGAAGTGCTACAACGGAACCACTTGGAACGACCTCTTCTAATCCCACCATGCCCACCCTCTCTTGGATCATCGAACGCCTTCTCTGCAAGCCGGTTGAAGGCACTCTCACCGATGTCGTCATCACCGCCGACTGGCGGTGCAACGGCACCGAAACCACCGGCTCTGGCGACACCGAGCAGACCTACACCGGCACCTGCTACGGGTCCTGTAGCTTCGCTCCGCCGACCGAGAACTTCACGCCCTACGACCAGCTCACCGAGCAGCAGGTGCTGGACTGGTGCTTCGCCAACGGAGTGGACAAGACCGCCATCGAAGCCAACGTCACCGCGCAGATCCAGAACCAGATCAACCCGCCGGTGGTGGTGCTGCCGCTGCCGTGGGTGCCGCCAGTTCCGCCGCCGGAAATTGTTGCGAACGAGCCGATTGTTTCCGATGCTCCGGCGGCATGATTAAAATCGAACTCACTTCCGAACAGGCTAACAACCTCCTCGCTCTCATCGACATCGCCATCAAGGCTGGCGGCTTTCAGAATGCTAAGGTCGGCGTTCCTCTCGCTGATCTGATTCTGGAAGCCGCCAAGGGACAGCAGAACCCAACCGCCAGCTAATCATCAGGCCATGACCGATTCCCACTTCCTACGAGATATTTCTGTCGCAGCTAGTGGGCCACTCATCGGCATCGTTGGCAGCACGATGTTTTCTGATCCGAACCTCAAGAAAGCATCGCTTGTTCTCGGCGTAATCGCGGCCTTCCTCGCTTGCGTTGCGAAGGCCATCGACATCTACAATAAATTCAAATGAACCCCACCGCAGCCTCTCTCGTCCGCCACCTCCTGACCGCTGCTGGCGGTTTCATCGTCGCCAAGGGTCTTGCGAGTGCGGACCAGATTGCGGAGCTTTCAGGTGCGGTTGTCGCCATCATCGGCGTCACCCTCTCCATCCTGAAGAACCGCAAGAAGCCCGAAGCGTGAACTGGCTGGCCGACCTAGTGATGAAGCTGGTCATCTGGCTTCACTCGCTCACGACCAAGGACACGCCAAGCGAAGATGCCAAGAAGCAACCAGAGCTTAAGCGCGGCCTTCTTGATCGTGTCCGCGAGCATGAGCGTGAGCTGCGCGAGTAGGGTCATCTACGTTCCTCATGGCGAGCCGGTCAGGCTTGCAGAGGATGTGAAAGCGAAAGTATGGATTCTGGATGCGAGCGGTAAGCCCGTTCGCAGCAAGAACCGAATCGTCATTCACGAAGGTTGGTACGCTCTTCCAAAGGAATGAAAAAGAACGTCCCAACAAACAAGTCGCTCTACAGCAAGATGAAGGCGGCTGCTAAGGCCAAGTTCGACGTTTATCCAAGTGCTTACGCCAACGGTTGGCTCGTTCGCGAGTACAAGCGGCGTGGCGGCAAATACAAGGTTGTCGATGTCAGGTAATAGGCCACAAGGAGGACTTGGCCGATGGTTTGCCGAGAAATGGGTGGACATCAAGACCGGCAAGCCATGCGGTCGTCAGGAGGGGGAGGAACGCGCCGGTTACCCCGCTTGCAGGCCAACCAAGCGCATCAGCGAGAAGACTCCCAAGACTCTTGGCGAGATGAGCAGCGCGGAAAAGGCTAGGTTCAAGCGCGAGAAAACCAGCTTCCAGAAGATCGGCTACCAGCATAGGATGCGGAAGAAGAAGGAAAAAGCATGAGCTACAATGCACCATACAAAGGCACCCCTCCCGTCTCACGACCAAACGGAAGCGGGCCTTACAAACAGTCGCCGCCACCGAAACCCCCGGTGAAGCCTAAGCCGGGGCCGGTTCCAAGCGGAAGCGGTCCGTATCGTAAATGATTCAAACGAAAAGCCCCCGGTGGTAATCGAAACCATCGGGGGCTAATTGTTTTGCAATCAATACGTCAGCGTCCCAACGATTTCATCACGCTGGCGACGAAGTCCTCGCTCTTGGCGGCATTCGTATTGGCAGACTTGAAGCCGGGGTTGGTGGCTTTCGAAGTCACTCCCGGCTCGCTTCCACGATACTTGGCCAACTCAGCCTGAAGCCGCTTGTTCACCTCAACCTGAGCGTAGAGAAGCTCACGGTATTTCGGCGCAGCCGCAGCCCATAGAGCGGCCTTCGCAAGATCCTCTTCGCTGTTCTCACCGTTGAAGATTTGCTGGGCGAGACTCAGCCGCTGATTCAGCTCGCTGTTCCATTCCTCGTCGTTCTCTCGCGGCTCGAAAATCTCCAGCGCGCGCGCATTCTCGCTGACCTTCTGCCAAGTCTTGGTTGCCTGCTCCAATGCAGCTTTGGTGCCCTCCTCGTTGTCCTGCTGGTACTTCGAGATGATGGCGTCGTAATCGGATTTCGCCTCGGCAATCTCGGCAGATTTCTCAGCGTTGATTTCATCGTAGCGAACGATGAGTGCGCCGAGCTTGGCCTTCTTGGCTGGCGAAAGACCGTCAACAATGTCGTCGATCTGCGAGTTGCGGTAATCGCTCTCAGGCGATTTTAGCAGGCCAACGAGCCGTTCGCCATCGGTGCCAACAAGAGTCTTCACAGACTCGAAGACGCCATTGATTCGGCCCTCGTACTTCTTGATGAACTCGGGGTGCCGCTCGACATCGAGAAGGCGGACACGCTCGGAAAGAGCGTCACGCTCCTCCTGCAACGCCTTGAGCTGCGCGTCGTAATCGGGATTCGTAGCTTTGCCAGCCTTCAACTCGTCAAGCTGCTTGGCGAGCTGGGCCTTCTCTTCCTTGATCTTGCGGAACGCATCAGCCGCTTTCGTGGACTTGATGGTGTCAGGAATGTCGGCGTCAGCCTCCGAAGACTCCTCGGCAACAGGAGCGGACTTCTTCGATGAGAACATCCTTTCGATGTCCTTCTCGGCCTTGCTGAGGTTGGTATTCGAATCCTTCGGTTCCGGCTTCTTTGCCGTCTCGGTCTTCTTGGGCTGCTCAGTCTTCTTTGGTTCCTCGGTGACGGGAGCGGCAACGCCCTCTTCAGGCTCGACTCCCATGCGATTGAATGCGTCCAGAATTGAGTTCGAGAACTCCGGCTGCGAGCCGGGATTCACAAGCGGAGAGTTCAACGGTTCATCCATAATTGGTTAGTATTGTTTTTCGAATGTAGCTTCGGGTTCTTTGACGGTTTCAGTCACGGACAATTTTCGAAGGTTCTCAAGACAGTGAGCGTAACCAGCGGTTACTCCTGCTGCAAAAATGATGTCCGTTTCATTGCTGCCATGAGCAGGCATCGGAACGGGCATCGATTCGGCAACGATTCGCAATGCCATTCGAAGGATCGGGTTGCGAAGAATGGTGGCCAACTCAGCACTCTCACCGCTTGTCATCCATGCCGCGAGATTAACCTCCGGCAGGTTCATCAAGTCGCTCTTCGGGGTCTTGCTCAAGCCTCTTAGCCAGTTCATTTTGTTTGTTCTTCTTTGGTTTCTTCTGTTTGTGGAATTTTGGAATCGGGTCCAGAACCTCGATGACACGGTCAGGAACATCCTTCTTCACGACATCGCGGCTTTGGCGCACGACCTTCGTGATGTCCAGCATGTCGGAGAGCGGAATCTTGATGTAACCGCAGTCCACATCATTGATTCCGTACGAGACGACGAACTGGTTTTTGACATTGTCGAAGAATGCTCCGCACGGGAACACGACCGCAGGAAGTCCCGGCCACCAGTCCTGCTGATTGGTTCCGGTCAGGATCGGCAACGTCGTCATGCGGACGATGCGGAACGGAGCTTTCATCTCGAAAGCGTATGCCCCCATGTAATATCGACGCTTTCCATTGATCCACGGCAGCGAGCTGTGGAAGAAGGTCCAGTACAAGCCGTCGGCCATGATGGGGTTGGAGCCGCCGCGCACTTCGCCAAACTTCCAGAGCGGATTGAACTCTTCGGTGACGTATTCCTGCTCCTTTTCAAGGCGTCCATTCAGGCGTACAACGACATGCGGATTGGCCGAGTACACCATGTGTGGCGCGTTGTCGTGGACGAAGTAGAGCCAGTTCTTTTCATGGCCATCGTTCGTCATCGCCTGCGCGTAGTTGTTCCCGTAAATCGGGTCGAACCGCGCCACGTTGAAGAACTGCTTGTCCAAAAGGAACATCCCCTGATGGGCGTAGCTCTTGAATGGGATAAATGTGCAGCAGCTCAGGCCGAACTTGTCTCCGAACTTGACGACGCGAGGGTCTTCGAACTGCTCGTTTTCAAACTGAGACGTTAGCTGGATTAACGCCTTCTTTGTGGCACGAAGATCCTTCGAAAGCTCGAAGCAAACGATGTCGTTCTTCTCAAGATAAACCTCCTCATCCTTCTCCCGCTTGTTCCGGCAGCGACGGGCGAACAACAGGATCTGACCATTCGGCTCCATCGTGATGGCCGGATTGAAGTAGTAGGTTCCGACCTCTTCAGGCAGCACGATCTTTCCAACTTCCCAATCGACTTGATCGGCCAGCAGAGGGACATCGTTCTTTGCGTAACTCATCAGGAATTCAGTCGCGAATTTGGTTTCATCGTACAGAGCAAGCCAATGGTCACGCTCCTCACGGACTAAAGTCAGATGCTCCTCATGTTCTTTGGTTCGAATCTCAAGCGTTTTGCGAAGCTCTTCGATCTGCATGAGCAAATCGGCATGGCCATCTCCACCGTTTGCAAACCGCTTTAATGCTTTGAGTGACAGTTCACGGATGATGTCTTTCATTTTTTTCTAAACACGCGCGTTTTTCCATTCTCAAGATACATTACATGCTCGTACTTCTTCAAAGCCAACGTCTGGCAAAGTTGCATTTCGTTCCAATTCGCGTCATCCATGATGAATAGACCTCCGGTCTTTATTTTCGGAGTCCAAGCAATCAAGTCGCGCGAAGAATCCCACTCCGTATGCGCCCCATCCAAATGAAGGATGTCGATGCTTTCATCTGAAAAATCAAACGAAGCATCAAGAGATGTCTTCCTGATGATCGACATGTTTTCATCAAGACCCCTAGCTTTGAAGTTTTCCTTAAAATCTATGGCGATTTTGTCCAGCTCCTCTTGGCTTGAGCCAAGGTTTGCGTTGTAACCGTTTTCAGCCATCGCGACTGCGCTCCACGGATCGATGGCAACAACCTTTGTCTTGGTAATCAATGAAGCGGCGCAAAAACTCGAAAGACTAAGCCCTAGCCATACCCCAACCTCGACAACAAGTGACGGCTTTGTTTCCAAAACAACGTCGAACATGTATCTACTCTTATCTTCGTAAGTCCATCCGTGAACGGTATCTCTGATTTCAAGGACTTTGTTCCAAGCCGATGTTTGATCGATTTGTTGCATATTAAGGGTGAAGGTTTGATTTTTCTTGGGTAGCTAATCTTGGTAGAATTCCGTAAAAATTCATCCTTGGAATTGAATCCAAAACCATCTGGATATCGATGGGTGCCCAGACTTTTTGATTTGTTTCGAGCAGCTTGCAAACACCTTCGTAATTTACGAGATAGCAATGGGTACACATACCCTGAGTTAACTTGTAAAGGTTTGCTCCGACATGCCGATGTAGGGCGACATCGTCCGTGCAGCAGCTTCCGATGTACACGACATGCCAATCGTCAGGAAGAACGGCCAAGTTTTCTGACAAAACACTTTTCCAATCGCTGCGCGTGAACTCGACATCGTCCTCGACGACGAGGAACACACGATGCGGGGTGATGGCCGACTCGACCATCCACTTGATGGACGCCCAGATGTTGAAGTGGCTGAGTCCAGCCACAATCGTTTTGGAGCTTATCTTCTCCTTCTCGCGACTCTTGTAGTAGTCCGTGGAAATTCCGCAGTTGTTCGCGCGAAAACCGTAGATCGGGACAGCGTTGATTCCGAACGACCGGGTGTACCTGATGCCCCTTTGCTCCATGTCACTCCCCGGCTTCGACACCATGAATGTCGGGGTTGATTCAATGTTGAGGGTCATCTGTTTGGCAGGATGTAGATGATTCCGCGCATCGCACCCGTCGCCCTCGAAGGGTGATTGTAATAATAACTGTACCCAAACTTTTGGGTCAGAGTTTTAGCGCGATAAATGGCGTCCAGCTTTGGCTTGATGTAGTCGAAACAGAAGTCGTGTCCGTTGTAAGAGTCGTATCCAAGCCTCCCGGTCGGTTCCTTGAAATCGTGAATTGCAATGACCGGATGCAGATCATATCGGTTGATTGCCTCAAGCTCATCAAGCAATGGGCAGTAGTCATTCCAATGGGCATCCAGAAAGAAGATGGTGTCGTGGCCAACCCCGTTGTGCGGGATGAACCAGTTCATGCAGGCATCGCTGCTGCCTTCGAACATCTCCACATGGACTTTCGAATCAGCAAACTTTTGGCGAGCGTGAACAACGCGATTGTGGTCAAGTTCGCATGAAACCGTTTTCAGGAAATTCTTGGCAAGCCACACAGTCGTGTCGCCTTCAAACGTCCCGGTTTCAACCGCTGTCGTAAGCTCGAAGCGTTCCTTGAGGTAAAGGAACTCCTGCTCGATAAATGTGTCTCCGTTGAAAGGCTCACCCATATTTTTATTCCGCCAAATAATTGTCTTCTTGATCCGCAACACGCGGAAAAATTGTGAAGCACTTTAGTTTTTCTCGGCTTTTGAAATACATCTGAAGATCGATTGGAGCGTAAATCTCCTCGTTGGTTTCGATCAGCGTTTCGAGTGCCTTCTTTCGAACGATGTAGCAATGGGTACAAAGCGGCATTCCCTCAAACAGATTCGAATCCAGTTCACGCCCCATCCTTCCTCTTGCACAGCATGAACCGGGATACAAGATGTCCCAATCTTCAGGTAATTTCGTCAGCGCGCGTTCAATGGTTTCGCGCCAATGCGGCTTAAAAATCACATCATCCTCAAGCACCATCACCATTTCTTGAGTCGAAGGCTCGAAATCCAATGCGTTCCAAAGCATCCAATGGGACATTGTGCATCCGACATGCTTGGCTCCGATCAAATAGCCCGACCCCGGACTATCAACTTCGTATGGAATGCTCGCTTTTAAGCCTGATTTTGCGCCGTTTAATCCATTGAAGATGCGATAGTCAACGATTCCGGCAGACTTCAGGTTCTCTTGAAGACGATTTATGCGCGATGACCCGCGCATGGCGATAACAACCGTTTGCACGGGTTACTTATCCTTTCGATAGATTGCGAAACAGCTCTCAGCCAAGTCATGCCGAGAAACAAAAGAACAACGCTTCAGAACGAACTTGATTGCAGTCTGCGTCGATTCCCAATTCACATCGTCCATCACTAGGTAGCCTCCAACCTTCAGCTTCGGAAGCCAGTTGACGACATCGCTGGTGGACGGCCATTCAGCGTGGTTCGCATCGATATGAACCATGTCCATGTCAGGGAGAAATCGCGAGGCATCCCAAGATGACATGCGGCAGAACTGGATGTGCTTCACGACATCGGCCCGCACCGTGTGGGCAACGAAGTTCGCGTAGTGCTGGTCAAGATCCAGCTTGGACCACCATTCTTGATTGGCGTTCGATTCGTCGTCGATGCAGTCCTCGCGCTTCCACGAATCAATGGCGTAAATGATTCCGTGGCCATTGAGCTTGCAGGCGTGGGCCATCGAAAGCGTTGACTTGCCCTCAAAAACTCCAACCTCAGCTATTTTCAGCGGACGTTCACGCAAGACAAGATTGGCAAGCTCGATTCCTTTACGCGGGTCACACCAACCTCCCATTTTCGGAAAGTTGTCCCTGATAAAATTCTCGACGCTTTCTTGGTGTGTCATTGACGCAGCAGTTGGGCTTCCGCAGTTGCATTCGCGCGCTGGATGTCAGCGGTGGTCTTCGCATTCCGGCGAGCCAAGTCGGCCATCGCCTTCGTGTTCTGACGCTGGATATTTGCCGCAGTCTCGGCGTTCTGGCGAGCGATTTTTGCCTGAATCTCCGCATTCATCACCGCCGTCTTCGGATCAACACCCTGCTGAATCGCCGCAGCCTGCTGCATCTGCATCTGCGCCTGCTGCTGCTCGGCAATAAATCCAGAAAGCTGCTGCACCGTATCCGAAAGAATCTGGAGCTGCTGCCGGTACGCTTCCACCTCGTTGCGGCGAGTCGGATCAGTCGAGAGCCTGAGCAGGTGGTCCTGCACATGCTGACCAATGCCCTGCAAGAACAACGTAATCTCCTGCGGATTTCCGCCCTGCTGGATCGAGCCAGCCGCCTCGTTCGCCGCCGCAAGATGCGTGTTGATGTGGATGATGTGACTCTGCGTATCCGTCACGACAACCATGTTGCCCTGACGCAGCGAGCCATGCTCAAGCACCGCAAGAGCCGCCTGATCCTGAGCCTTCGCAGACTGGATCTGGCTCGGCAGATAGCGGTCAACCATCTGCTGGCCAACTTGGGCGGCAATGTAGTCCTGCAAGAGATTGATCTTGCCACCTTCAGGAAGCGAACCAAGCAGGCCAAGAAGTGAGCCGAGAAGCTGCTGCTTCGCGAACTGAGAACCTTGGCCGACCGTTCGAGTCGCCTCCACGAAGTCGATGTCCATCATCGCCTGAACAGGAACACCACGCTCCTTGCATCGACGCTGGAACTCGATGGCATCCTTGTCCGACTTCGTGATGGGGTTCAGGTTCGGATTGGACGCACGGCGGTAACGCTCCTCGAAGAAAGCATCGAGCTGGTTGTAATACCGACTGAGCTGCGTCTTACCGATGGCCGACTGCTGCGCTACAATCGCTTGGATTTCAGTCGCAGTCCTCGGGTTGCCGCTCGGCTTGTTGAGCGATTGGCGATACTGAGAAAGGTTGCCCTGAAGAACATTCTCAAGGTCCGCGTTGACCGCCATAGGAGCGTCAAGAACCCCAGCAATGTTCTGCTGAATGACCTCGTAGTCGGGAGGGAGTATCGCATACGGACCTTGCTGAACCACGCTGGTCTTCGTCAGCGCGTTCGGGTTGAGGGGGCGGAAGAGAATCTGCGTACGAGCAAACGCGCTGTCCACCATCGAGCAGCGAAGCCGGTTCTTCAGCTCCATCGCTTGGAGCATCTTGATGCCCAAGCCCTTGACGCCGTGATGCTCGCCATCGCCACGGTCGTAATACATCGGATGGATGACCTGCTCCCACCGATTGAATCGGCGCAGCTTCCGGTACATGAAATCGCCGCTGTCACGCTCATCGATGATGACATGGCTGATCTGACCATCGAACTCCTTGTAGAAGACATGGCACATCAGCACGACCTCGGAACGCGCGCTGAACGTGATGTCGTTCGAACGAAGCTGACGCTGGAAGAACTCCCAATCGTACTGGACGCCGGAACGATACGGCTCAGGCATCGCCGCCCGAATACGCTCGCGCACATAGTCCACGTTCCATCCAGCCGCCTTTGCCGCCTCCTCGTCCTGAATCTTCTCGAAAAGGTCGTCCACACCCATCCGGGTTCGAACGCAGGCCACCTTCCAATCGCTCACATTGGACTTGGTGCCGTCAGGAACCAGAAGGTCCGTCGCCATGATGGCTTTGCACCGCCAGTTGGTGCTGTCCTCAAAGATCAAAGGACCGTGGCCAATGAGAACCATCTCACGCTGCGAAAGCTGCATGAGGTAGTCGAAGTCCTTGTCCAACTTCTGGAGACGGTCGAACTCCTCGGTGATGATCTTCGACCACTCCTCCCGCTTATCCATGTCGTTGCCGTAAGCAGTACGGATGTTCGCGTAGGTAGGAACCTCAGCGAAAACATCGTAGAAGGCCGACATGGCCAACGTCAGAAAGGCTTCCGACTCGCGGAAATTGACGTTGGTTCGGAACGCCTGATTGTTCCGGCGAAGATCCGCAGGGTTGTACGGAGGATTGCCATCGACCAAACCGCGCAGCTTCGCGCGGGTGTTGTTCCGCAGCTCGTCTGCCGAAATCAACTTCTGGAAGATTTCACGGGCCGATGCCGCATCCGCAATGCGCGTCTCGGGGGCCGTCCCGTTCTCGTTGATCGTCTGGAGCGGCAGTTGGGCTATGTTTCCGTACATGGTCGTTTTTTCCAGCAGTGAGCCGGTAGGTTTTCGTTCTCTGTAGCGTCTGTGAAGCGGTGAAGTGTTTCAATGGGAAACCACACCATGCTACGAATGAAACACCCGCAAAATTCGCAGCTTTGGACCTTGTCGTCGTATGGGGTCGAGCCGTGCTGAGAGAAAGTTTTGACCGCCTCCTTCAAGACTCTCGCATTGCAACCCGTACATCCAAGTGGTTGGCGATTGAACCTGCATGTTGAACATATTGCTGCACGTTTATTCGCCTCTTCCTGACTGACTTTTCCGCCACCAACGGTAAGGCCATGCAACAAACTCATGCTGAACCGGATGACATCGCCAATCTGTAGCGACTTCCGGCCAGCAGGCTTTGGAATCTCAATCTCGTTGAACGAGCAATCCGCACCATTTCGGCACAGGAACTCGACAATCATGTCGTCGATGTTAGCCGGTAATTGCAAAGAGTTTGCAGCGTAATGGTTTTTCACAAACTCCCGTAGCTGAGGCAATGAGCCTGCCGGGATGTCGATGCCGGTTTCCGGCACTCGATAATGCCAGCCACCGGGGATGACCATGTGTTCATTGAGAATCTTGTATCCGCTGCTCATGCGTTTTCGTGGTAGATGCTGTCGGCGTCGCGAACCATCTTTTCCCAGAGCTTATCAGCTTTGGTTGCTCGCGGCTCCAAGACAGCGGTTTTTCGCACCAGATCAAGCAAGACTACAGCAGCGTCGGCCAAATCAGGCGATTTTCCGGTTCTCTGCTTCATCACGGTCTTTGATTCGACCGAAATCTTCCGCTTCCCATCATCGAACATGCGCGCGCAGAACTCTTGCAGCGTCTGCATGTCCAAGCCTCCGACACGCTCCTCAACGACCCATTTACGCATCGAGAACCAAAGTTCCGTCACCTTGCGGTCGTATGCCTCATTGCATGGCCGACTATCCTCGTCGCTGACAGGCATGGCGGACGGAGAGCCGCCAAACTCAACGCGATGAACAACGCCCCATTCGCGAGTCAGAATGTCGGCTAATCCGCCGCCTTCACCGCTTGAATCAAGAGCGAATCTGTCCGGCCTGATGCCGCGAGCGTTGCACTCATCTTTGACTCGATTGGCAATCTGGTAATGAACAGGCTCCGTAAGCTGCGCGTTCGGTGAAATGTGGATGATGTCGCCAAATAAGATGCTCATCTTGTCGTTGGCCGTACCAACTTTCGCGAATCGCAAGATACACCTGTCGCCACCAAAACCCGGATCAAGAGCAGCCACCTGCTCGACATTCGCAGTAAACACCAATTTTTTTGTAGGTGTATGCGTGTCAATCAGCGACTCGGATAAGACCGTCTTGACCATGCCGTCTGGTGCCCAGAATCCGCGCGTGTACTTCCAGAATGTCGGACTCTGCTCGCCCTCATGGCGCATGGCCGACAGAACCTGATCGTGCGTAATCAGGTACGGATACTTCGTTCGCCCCTCGCTGATGTTGGGCGACTTCATTCCGTCGAACCGTCGGCAGATGCCACGTTCTGTCAGCCAATGCTGATCCTCGATAGTGACGCTTCTCCATCCTTTTGCCGGAGTACAGAACCGGCCATGAGGATCGAACTTTGAAGCCGGGTTTCCGATGACCAACATCTTGAACTCGCGGCAACCTTTGCTGAGGTTCGTGCAGGCTTCGAATGCTGCTTCCGGCGTATCCGTCGCCTCGTCAATGATGACCATAACACGCTCGGCGTGAATACCTTGGATGTTGGCCACCGCCTTTGAGGTGTTGCCCTCTGCAACCGCAATGGCAGAAATCGAATGCCGGTCGTCTCCTTTGACAGCTTGGAGAGCCATCTTCGAATCGACCATGTTGCCCGGAAACCCGCGAGTCTTGCGAACCAAGTCCTGAAGATTGGCCCACATACGTTTGCGGATCATCTTCGCGGTCGTCGATGTCAGAACGACTGTTGACTTGAGAGGATTGGCCAACCACCAGACAGTCGCGAACAAAGTCGCCCCATAGGTCTTGCCGCTGGCACCGCACCCGGCCCATCCAACGTAATCGTAATCGCAGAGGCTTTCGACCTGAGCTTCCAGCCACGGGTTCCAGCTCATCTTCGGCCAGATCATCTTCGTGGCGTTACGGAAATGATCGAACGTGCCTAATCCACCCTCATTGGGTTGCAGGCGATTGCGAAAAGCGTACAGCTCAAGCTCTAGGTCTGGAATTTTGACCGGAGAACGGATGCCGTACTTGTGTTCAATCAATGGATGCTCAGACGCTTGTTCCGCCATAGTTTGGCCTTGCAATAGTTCTCGCTGGACTTGAGCTTCTGGGAAAGGAAAAATATGCCGTCGCAACTTGTTTCTTCATCCGGCTGTTGCCAGCCTTGCGACTCCGAGCCGATTGTCGTGAATATCCCCGGCCCTCAAGGCGAGCCGGGAACCAATGGCACCAACGGAGTTGATGGAATCGATTCCTTCACCTACACGACAGCTCCGTTCTTCGTCCCCGCGCTTGGCTCGTTTGTCCTCGTTTTCGTGGACAACACCGACTTTTTGCCAGAGTCGGTTGCCGGTCAGTTCTTCGTTTCGATTCAGGGACTTGGCTACATGCAGGTGCTGTCTGTTGACGGCCTGCAACTAACGCTTCAAAACCCCGCTGCCGGTGTTCTTGGCATCGCAAACGCGATTCCGACAACGCTTATCCCGACCGGCTCTCTCATTACACTTGCCGGTGCTATCGGGCCTACGGGTGCCGCTGGTGCCGCTGGTGGTGCGCCTACGGGTGCTTCTTACATCTGTCGCACGGGCGACGGTACGCTGACCAACGAGACGGCTCTCGACCTTCTTGCCGCCGGTTACATGAAGACCGCCGGTTCGGGCGGATCCGGTGTTGTTTCTACGGTTGCCACGGTTCCTGTGGCCGACATCAGCGGAACGCTTCCGATTGCCAAAGGCGGAACCGGAGTCTCCACAACCCCCACCAACGGCCAGCTACTTATCGGCAATGGCAGCGGTTTTACGCTGGCTACCCTGACTCAGGGTTCCGGTATTACGATTACTCCGGGTGCTGGAAGCATCAGCATTGCTTCAACCTCCCCGACTCCGTTCAATTATGTTACGTTTACACGCCGTGTAAGCGGGACGATTGGTGCTGGCGTCCCTCTAATCGCCTCTGGAGACACCAAAAACCCGTTTAGCAGCGGAGATTTTGGTTCAGGTTCGTGGTCAACGCTTGACCCTTCTTCCGCGTTTACCGCTGCTA